CAAGAGTAGTGTCCATTACCGAACGCTTGTTACCTTGAAGACCTTCTAAAAGGGCATCTTTGGTTTCTGACCAGCGACTTTCACGTAGTTGTGACATTTTCTATTCTCCTTAACTTTTTAGTCCCGCAAGTCTGCGGATGTCAAATATATCAGCACCTTTTTCTTCTGTGCTGTTTTTCTGTGCCTGTGCTTTATCGCCTGTAATTTCTTTGCCTTCTGTCAACGCCTGCTTCGCTGGTCTTCCACCGTCCATAACAGCCGGTAGATACTTATCGAATGCCGCGTGTAGTTTTTCAGTCTTCACAGATTCGAGCAATTCGCTCATTACTTCGCGCTTGTCTCCTGTTAAAGGACCAAGTAGCTCACCCATAACGTCTTTACGAGCGGCGCTTTCTTTAACAACACGAATTTCTGCTTCTTTTGACTCAACTAAGTCTTTAGTTTCTGCAACAATTTTTGCTGCCTCTTCTAATTCAAGTTCTTTCTGCTTAACAACTTTCATTAATTTAGCAGTTTCACTCTTTTCGTTAAGGTGGCTTGTTGCATATTCACTTGCAAAACTTTCAAAAATTCTGCGTCCAAAGTCGTTTTTACGAGCTGCATCAATGTCTTCTTTCAATTGCGCCATCTCAGAACGTAAGCCTTTAGAGACTGTTTCTGAAATAAGTGCGGTTGATTTAGTAACAAAATCTTTCTTAAACGCTTCGAATTTTGCCTTGCTTTCGCGAACCAATTTAACTTTTGTTTCTGCAAGATCTTTCTTATCAGCGTGGAATTCAGCAATCTCTTTTGCAAGAGCATCAACAATGAAAGATTCCAATTTAACGACATTTGCTGCTACACTCTTACGATCTTCATGAAGTTCGCCAAGTTCTTTCTTAAGATTATTCATTACAAATGACTCAAGAGCCACTGCATCGTCTTTCATCTTAACAGCATACTTTGCTTTCATATCAATAAGTCCTTGACGGTCTTCTGCAAACTCAGTTAGTTCCGCTTCAATACGGTCTGCTAACATTGACTCTACAGCCTCTACCATCGCAGTCTTATCATGCTCATATTTTTGAGCATATTCTTCACGAAGTTGTGTAGTAACTTCTTCTTTTGCTTCGTTAATTTTTGTTTCCCAAGCGGTTTCAATTTCCGACATGGTCTCTTCGGAAATCACATTAGTTTCAAACAATTGTTTTACTAAATCTAGCATGTGATTCTCCTTTATTATTTAAGCCCCGAAATGATTTTCTTGAGGCTTTCTGCTATGTATTGTTGTGCCTGTGGATCGCCTTTTACTTCTTGTGCAAGTTTGTATGCCTGATATCCACCTTTATTATTCATAAGGTGTTCATAAACTGGTGTAGGGTAAGCACCTGGAGCAGACGGTTGAGCTACAACATCAACAGTAATAATTTCAAAACCTTGAACATTACCGTTTCCATCTACTTCGCCTGAACCTCTTGAACTTACACCTAATTTGACTCCGCTTTTTAGCATTGTTTCTACTAATTGGCCCATTGGAGTCGGTAAGAGTTTTAGTTTTCCGTAGCCGTTTGGACCGTCCATCCACATTTTAGTAATCATGTGACTGACGCGGTCCAAGTTGATACGTAAATCTTCTGGGTGGTCAACTTCACCTAACACAGAGTATCCGCCAGAGATCTGTTCGTTGAGTGTCTTGACAGCCCTATCAATCTCTTTAGAAGAATAAACACGCTGATTTGCGTTACGGATGTCGCCTTGAATACAAATACCATTCAAGTACATTGACTTACCGTTCTGGTCTTCTCCTTCCTCAAGGACGATCTTAGCCTGGTCAAAACTCAGATGTTCTGTTAGAGTAGTATGCACCTTAGTTTCCTCTCTTATTATCTACGGCCACGGAAAATTGATTGCTTGTTGTCAGCATTCTCACCAGCGCCTTTCTTTTCTGCACCATGTCCTTTTTCATTAGACATTTTAGTAGCATTCTTAGCACCTGGAACATTGACGTTACCAGCGTTTTCTTCTTTAGCGTTGATATCTGCTAAACCACCATCGTTCTTTTCTGAACCTTCACCGCCTTTTGCGATGTTAGCAGTAGTTCCGCCCATGTCGTTTTTCATGTTATCAACAACTGATTTTTTGTTATCTGCACCTTCAGCAGCACCTTTTGATTCAGCACCGTGTCCGCCAGCAACTTTTTCAACATACTCACGTACTGTTGCTAACTCATCTTCAAATGCTTGGTCTTCTGCTGA